AAAAAGCGTAGTTTTTCGCCTAGTTCAGCTACGGTGTACCAATTTCTTTCGCCTTCCCCGTCAGGACTATTGAAGGTTATTCTTTTCTGATCCTTATAAGCAAGCTCTAAGATCTTATAAAGCATGCGATCAGCGTTAGTTTCAGGGTTATAAGATCTTCTAGATTTACCACCCAAAGCACCATGATTACCTATAACTAAATGACAATCTACTTCTTCAAACTCTGCTAGTAACTTATCTAAAAAACCGATCATAATTCTTGGTGCGTCGATTGTTACTTGTCTATATAAAGAACTATCGATCAAGTGTTCTTGACCTGCGAAAATCAACTCGCCTTCTACAATGTCGCCTAGCACTAAAACAGCTACTTTCTTTACAGGAAAAGACTTACGCTTGATCCTAGCGATGTTTATGATCTTATCTGCGTACCTTAATACTCTTTCTTCTGCTATTTCTGTATTGTAATCAGGTGTAACTTTGGCTAATTGTATGTCAGAAAGTAAGGCTATTGCTACTTCTTCCTGTCCTTTTCTACGATCTCTAGGCGGAACTTTAACTTTAGGGATCTCTATTAGGCTTAAATTGTCTTTGACAGCTTGATAAACAGCGTTAACTAGATCCTGTTTCTTGTGTTTAGCGTTCTCTAAGGACTTTAAAACTCTTCTGTTAGTTGCTTTTAGTTCTTTATTTTCTCTTTCTAGTTTCTCTACATGTTCTTCCTGAAACTGATCAATCGTCTTTTTTGTTTTTTTCTTTGTCATACTGCGTAAAATACCTTTCAATAGAGTTTCTTGATATAGTCCACCCGCAACCGTCTTCAGCAGTTAACCAATCTATTATGGCTTGTCTTCTGTAGCCATTGTCATAATGTTCTAATGCTTTATTCCACTCTTTAAAAGTTTTTTCGCTTTTTAGATAGTATTTAGTATTAGATTGATGTATCAAGCTACTAGGATTTTCTTTAATAAATTCGTCAAAAGATTTAGACACGCTAGCCCTTCTGTTGTTTAATCGTAGTTTAATAGAAAGGTGCGTAGATCCTAGTATTTATATAAGATATTATTACGAGATTGTTACATTAAAACTGTTATCAAAGTTGCAATAGATATACCCGCTATGATCCAACCGTAGATCTCTTGTCTTGTTGGGCGTGTAGCTAGATCCTTTTGGATCTGATCTAACTTTTCAAATAGCTTTTCTATATCTTTCATCACTTTATTGATCATCTCTTTTTGTGTATATCCGTTATCCGACATGACTAAAATATCCATGCTTACAGTTACATAAAGTAATATATGTACCGTTTTCGTTTACATAAGTTTTACAAGATGTCATCTTTATCGATCCAATCCCACTCTTTAAATTTAGCGATGTTTCTTTCTATCTTATCAATTTTAAAGATCATAAAAAGCATTATCTTAAAAATAAAATAAATAGATACAACACCCATAAAAAAATTTTCCATTGTTATTCTCACTTTCTAAAATTTATTGTTAGCAACCATACGACTAATGATCCTAGTATGGCTAGTCCAATTATTGATCTAGAACTTCCTGTCATGCTAAACCAAGCAATAAAAAATCCTAAGATCGTAAATGTTTGGATCACAAGTTCCCTAGTTATTTTTTTCAACCAAGATCCAAGCCATTTAAAAACTTTTATTATATTTATTTTAGGTACCTTTATCTTAGGTAACTTAGGTGCGTTTAATTTAGGTAAATTAAACTTCATTAAAAATTCCTTCTAAAAGGGATCGCACTTGCACTAATGATCTGACTAGCAATAATAACAGGGATCGTAGTTTCCCTAGCTTTAGCCTTCTGATCTTCCGTCATGTCCGATCCGATTTCTCTAATGTTTATTTCAGATAAATCTACATCAATAATAGCACCGATCGGATCTGCTATAAACTCTTCTACTTGAATTTCTACGACAACATCAGCAACGGTAAAATTCTCTACATCTTTATTATCTTCTGAAGTTGCTCTCTCTACATATTCTTCAACAGCTTTACTTATATTCTCGTCTTTTTCGGCGCTCTCTGCTAGGATCTCTAGATCTTCTGCACCCTGTACGCCTAATACTTCAGCTACAACTTCTTTTTCTTCTGTAGATAATGTTTCAACAGTTTTAACTTCGGTAACTTTATTTACTACAGCTTGGACTACTTTCTGTGTTTGTTTATCTGCAACTGCTAAAGATTGTACTTCTACAGTTGAAACCTGTTCTAAGACTTCGATCTGCTCTTCTTGATCAAGAGTTTCTACAAATTCTTCGATCTGTTCTTCTAATTCTTCTTCATATTCTTCTAATTCTTCTTCTGATAGATCTTCTAATTGTTCTTGATCAAGTACTTCTACTACTTCTTCTAGATCAATAATCTCTTGAATTACTTCTTCAACTACAGCTACTACAAGTTCTACTTCTTCTTCTGTTAAATCTTCTATTTCTTTTTCTTTTATTTCTTCAAATTCTTCTTTTGTGATTTCTTCAGGAAGGATCTCTTGTAATATTTCTTCTTCTATCTCTTCTATTTCTTCTTCTAATTCAATAATTTTTTCTTCGATCTCTTCTTCGATTTCTATAATTTCTTCTTCTATTTCTATGATCTCTTCTTCTTCAGGCTCAATTATGATCACAATTTCATTAAATTCGTCTTCTTCTATTACAAATTCTTCTAAATCTAATTCATTTAACTCTTCAATTACTTTAATAATCTCTTCTTTTTCTTCATCAGATAGATCTAATTCAGGATCAAACTCAACTTCTATGATCTCTTCTTCTATTATTTCTAGATCTTTTAGATCTTCTTCAGCTTTAAGATCTATTTCTTCGATCTCTTCATCAGTAAGATCTTCAATTATTATGATCTCTTCTTCTATAATTTCTTCTTCTATGATCTCTTCTTCTATGATCTCAATGTCTTCTAATTCTTCTTCTATGATCTCAAAACAATCGCCCCTTTCTATTTGTGCGTCTGTCATATAACAGCCGTACTCTTCTTCGTTTTTCTTTCTTTCTTGATCTCTTTGCGCGTCGCCCTGCTCTATTTGTTCTTCAGTATATTCAACTTCTTCATCGCCGATCATAACAGTAACTTTTTCAGGCTCGGGCGGTGGTGGTGGTGGTGGGGGTGGCGGGGCTATCGTAGTCGTCGTAGTTGTCGGCGGAATAGTAGTAGTAGTCGTCGATGTAGTCGTAGTTGGCGGGATCGTCGTAGTAGTCGTAGATGTAGTAGTTGTACTCGTAGTCGTCGTCGTAGATGTAGTAGTCGTAGTTTCAGGCGGTAAAGTAGTCGTTGTCGTGGTGCTAGTTGTTGTTGTCGTACTAGATGTACTTGTAGTACTGCTAGTAGTACTACTTGTAGTCGATGAAGTAGTTGTTGAAGTAGTTGTAGTAGTCGTTCCATTATCATAAGTATAATAAATATTATCTATTAAGTACCAATCCCCGTTAGTATCACTTGCACCGTCTATAACAATTTCTGTTATATAAGTATCTTGAACAGTTAGAGTTAATGTGTTTTGTACATAGTTACTATCTACGACATTAGTAGTCATAGTAAAAGTAGCTGAAGATCCATTATCATAATAGACCGTGCCTGATCCTGAAGTTTCCCTAGCACCATAAACAAAGCCTACTTCTGTTATTTGTTTCTGATCAGAACTAGGAAAAGCGATCGTAAGATCGTCTGTACTTGATCTAATTCCTAGCTGATAACGATCAGATCCAAAGTAATTAGATCCAAAACAATCAAGATCTTCTATATAGATCCCCCCTGTATTCTGTGTATCTGCACAAGATCCACTATTGATCGCAGTTACAGCAGTATCAGAAGATCCATAAAGGACATCTATATCCTGATTTATTTGATGATTATTAAAATTTTCTGTTGTTGTTACTTCTTCAGCAAGTAAAACGGGTACAGGAATTACTAAAAATACGACAAGAAGTAATCTAACAAGTGTATTAAACCGATAGATCACTCAAATTCTTTTTAAAGAATTATGCGTCGAAAGTTGTTGCAGGCTTATACTGCTCTAACGCATGCTGAAGAACTGTCAATGTTGATGTAGCGAAGGACACCATTAACACTTGTAATAGATCCGCGTCAATAATTCCTGTCTGTGCTGACAAATAAACACCTATTGCAGATTGTAATCCTGTTCGTAAAGCCTTTACGATCATAAATTTCCAATATGCTTTCCAATTTTTCTTAGCCATTATTCTTCTTCTACCTTTCCGAATTGCCTTTTATTGAAGTGAATACACTTTTTATTAAGACACTTCCAAGCACCTTTAACATAAACTAAAGATATATTACATCTTGGGCAGTTGATACCCATAGTATTTAACCTTTCTAGGTTATGTTCTTTCCTTCTAGTTTAGCATTAAGGATCCTGATCAATCCTTTAATCTCTGATAAATCGTCTTTTATATTGTTTGGGTGGATCATATCAGGTGGACTAGCGTTAGTTACTTCTGATCCTAAGTTTATTTTAGTGATCTCTAATGTAACTTTTTCGCCACGATCTAAAGCGTCTGCGACTTTTGGATAAAAGTTTGTATATGCTAGCTTACTATTTCCTATAAATCCGTCTTTAGAAACATCTAGATCCTGTTGAGTAGATCCCACTAGAACGCAACCTGCCGTATTTTCGTCAGTATTCCCTAAGTGAAAAAGCACCCATTTAAAGTTCGGGATCTGTTTTATTTCGAGCATACCGCGTCCCTTATGGATCGTAGGATATTTCTTTGTATAACGATTGAAAAAGCCACCTTCATTACGATATTCAATAGGATAAGTACCTTCAGGAATACATGTTTCGCCTGCTATTTTAATATCTCTATATTCGTCTTCTAATACATAGCACTCGAATACACCGTCCACAAATAACATACCATTGACAGCGTCTTTTCCAAATTGAGTTCTAATTAGTTGTAGTTTCACTATTCAGGTTTTGGATTATCTGCTTTGACTTGATCTATATGATCTTTAAAAGTAGTAGTATCGTTCTTCTGATCCCAATAGATCATGTCTAATTGATCGCCGATTGATCCGTACTCTGCTTGTCTAGCTATTTTATAGCCATTTTCTTGCTGATCATAATCACTATTAGCCTTATCTATAACAGCCTGATCGTATTCACTTTCAGTGAACTCTCTTCGCTCGTTATTAACTTGCGCCCACATACCGTCGCCACCGTTAGCGGTTTTCATAGCGTCGATCTCTGTCTGCGCTTGTGCTGTTAGTTCTTCTAATGTAGCCATACTTATTCCTTCCTATCTTACTATATATTTCTTATACTTACTTCTTTAAACCATATAATGTAAATGTTCCACTAGCTATGTTTCCACTAGACATAAAATAATTTACTCCATTATGAGTTTCTGCTACTGTATAAACCCAACCACCCTGTCCACCTAGTAAGACACCACCAAAATAACTACTAAAAACAATTTCATCAGTAGCGAAACTATATTCACTTGAATTATTGAAGTTAAACAAATATTGAACACCCTGTAATGTTTCCTCTGTATCTGTTCCCATAGCTAATTGTGTATTTACAAAAACTTCAGTTTGATTAGTAGCACTATTATCATTAAAAGGATTATTAGACCTTAATGTTTTTTTAGCATAATCGTAATTAGAAGTTGATTGTGCAGTTCCACTAGCAGTTACTCTAACCTTTAAACTTTGTGTATCTGTATCGCCCTGCACATCACTTAACCTAACCATATACACATCATAAGTGCTATCAATACCTGTTAAAGTTACACTTGCTACTGCTGATGTAACTATTTCTTCTTGTATTTTTATTAAGCTACCACTCATAATTCATTTAACTCCATATACTGTTAGTTTTCCGTCAAAAAGTTGAATATTTCCATTATCAAAAATATTTAAACCTGTTATTTGTTCAGCAACTTTATAAACACCACAATATTTTAAACTTCTTAGTGGTCCTGTTATGTCATAGTAAGTTGCATATTGATTGAGCATAAAAGTGTACTTTGAACTGTCATAAGGATTTATAACATACATAACACTTCCACTACCACCATTACCAATACCCTCTCCTAATGTTTCTACCCAAGATGTATCACTAGTATTTTTCTTTTCTTGAAATGTAGTATCTGACCTCATTATTACACCTGCATATTCATAATTAGATGTTGAAACTACACCACCTGAATTAATAACTCTTGTGTTTATAACTTGTCTGTTGCTACTGTGTTGTAAACCTGTGATTGTTATTTTATAAACATCATATTTATCGCTAAATATATCAGTAATATTAAATGAGTTTGCACTATCTAAAGTTTGAGATTTTATAAATTCTAAATTAGTAGCCATTATGAATATTCCTTTATGCCGTATAGAGATATAGAGCCACTTGTAATATTCCCACTTTGCATTAAAATTTTAATTCCTGTAACTTGACTTTTTTGTGGTAACATACCTGCTCCAAAATTCATATTTCCATTAGGTGTAGCATTCATTGTCATTGAGTGAAAAGTTAAAAAACTGTATTTTGTACTGTCTGTTAAATTATAAAAATATGTATAACCATTTGCAGTTTCATTAGTAGCATTACCTAAATTCATTAAAGTATAAATTCTAGTGTTACTTGTACTTCTACTTTCCCCAAAACTTCCTGCAACATTTCCATATTGATAAGCATATTGATAAACACTTGCAGTTTCTTCTACACCACTTTCAAAAAATCTAACATTTGTTAAAACATTATTATTTGCAGAGTGGATATCATTAAAAGTCATAAAATGAACATTGTAAGTTCCTAAGTTTGTAAAATCAACACTTGCAACATTACTAACAATTTGAGTTTCAATTAATTCTAATTGTCCATAGTTAGTATATTTATCTGCTCTTGTTAGATCATAAATATCAGTAGGTGTAAAGATACCTTTATTATTTCCAAAACTTTGTTCTGGGCTTTCTGGTATATATCCAAATTCATTACTCATAATTACACCACCTTATACAATGTAAATGTACCACTAAGCAGATTTGTACCTGTACCCTCAAAAAAATGTAATCCGTCACTTGCACTTGCAACTGTATGAACTATACCACCTTGACTTCCTATATTGTTAGTAGCATAATCCACAACAACTTCCTCTAATGTCATAAAACTATATTCTGAACTTGAATTAAAGTTATAACAATAAAGTATAAAATTTGCACCTTCACCTGTTCCTGTACCTAAAAATTGTGAACTATAAAAAGTAAGATTTACCTGTGCATTATTTGCGAAAGAAGTGTTTGCTTTTAAATTTTTAGTACCAAAATCATAGTTAGCAGTTACATCAGCACTACCACTTTTTGTAATTCTTAATCCCCATTGTTTTATATCTGTTTCAACTCTTAAATTATTTACTGCACACATATAAACATCATCAGTATTTATGCCTGTCAAAGTAACACTTGCAGTTGCACTAGATATTGTTTCTGTTGCTACTTGTACTAAACTCATTAGCTATCAACTCTCAATCCGTAAGTTCTAAATTTTCCACTATCCATATTTCCTGTTTTTGCAGAAAATTGAATACCTGTAATACTTGTAGTACTTTTTTGCACACCAATACTTTTCCAAGTATATGATTGAGGTGTTGATGTTCTGTAAGACATAGTCTGTGAAATATAAAAAGTATAAGATGATGAATTTGTTGGATTGAATATATACATAGTCATTTCCCCTGTATCATTTGTACCTGTACCAATAAAACTAATACTTTCCCACTCTGTCCTGCTTGTTAATCTTTCCTCTGCAACACTAGAACTACTTGGAATATATAAACTTGCATAATCATAGTTAGAAGTTATTTCACTACCACTACTGTTAATTACTCTACCAAATAAATAATCCCCACTACTAGAAGTCATAGCTATGTCTGTTGCCTCTATAACATATATATCAAAATCATCTGTAAATACATCTGTTATATTTAAAGTATTTATTGTTGAAGTAACTTCAGTTTCATTTACTAATCTCAAAACACTCATTTTTGATTAACCCCAAATAATTTAAATTCCCCTAATATTTGACCTGTTGAAAAAGTACTTCTTAACCTAAAGCCGTCAACTGCGCTAGCTTGTGGTAAAACCCCACCGCCAAATCTCATAGCATAAGTAGTTCCAAATTGTCCTGTTCCTATAAATGTAACATAAGTATATTTTGATGAATTTGTTGGGCAATAAATGTAACAGTATGAATTGCTTGAATTAGCAGTTGTGCTGTCTGTATCTGCGCCAACATGTATCCAAGCAGAAGTAGTAGTCTGACCATTACCAAAACTACCACTTGCCCTTCCACTTTGTAGCCCATAATTATACACCCCTGAACTTTCCAAAACCCCACTTTCGTAAAACTGAATACCTGTTGTGTATCCTACTTGATCTGATTGTACATTTTTTGTTTCTAAATAATAAACATCATATCTATCAGTAAAAACTTCAGTAAAATCTATTGCACTTGTCATAGATGAAACTGTTGTAGATGTTATAAATTCTAAGCTACCACCCCAACTACCGTCTTTAGTTAGTTGTAATATATCGCTAGGTGTATATAAACCTGTATTCTTTTTTACATCATTTGGTTGCGTACCTATATAGGACATAAGTTGATCCTATTAAGTTTGTCTTAGAAATGATACATTGTATTCGGCGCTAGACGCTGAAGAGCATAAACCCTGCAACTTATCGCCTGTTTCTAATGTGATCTTGGTTGGTATTTCTATGGTTGTGCCGAACGGAAGTGATACATTATTTAAAATGTGTCTTAGTGTTCCGCCTGATTTAGTTACTGATAGATCAATAGTTACATCTGCACTACTTGAATTAACATTAGAAACTAAAATACCAATTACTGTTTCAGTTGTAGAGCTAGGAACTGCGTCAACAATATCGCCTGCTGAAGTTCCTAATACGCCCTGTACGCTGTGTAAAGTGTCCGCCATATTCTATTCCTTTCCTAGCTTAAAGCTAATACTAATCCTAAACTTACGCCACCTGCTAGGTTAGCTATATCCCCCGCAGTTGTTTTCTTTAAACTATTACTATCATCAGCGTCGCCGATCAGAACAATATCTGCGCTAGCTACTGTAGCTGAAGTCGCTGAATTAGGGGCAATAGCTAAAGTTGAA